GAATAAGGCACCAACAGAGAACACTCTTTGGACGAATTTGCCCAGAATATCTAAATCTTGTTTTTCAATATCTCCAAATTCAAAACGACAAGATGTGAGGGGGTTATAGTCCCAATTATTTAATTTATAGATTTGTTGGATAAGATCGTGGTTGAGTACTTTTCTAATATTATTTAGGTGGGATTCAACACCCATCGCCAAAATACTCGTCTTACTGTCAGCAAGAGCAAAGCTTCCATGCTGATCATTCCCTAACTTGAGCACATCTGCAAAGAACGCCATAAGAATTTTGCTGTCATGTCTTTTTACAATGGCATCTGTATCGTATTGTTTTCCCGTTTCATTCAAGAAGGTTCGTTAATCCTTCCCCGGAAAAGAGTTTTCTTTTCCTGCTGTATATCTCTATACAGACTAGACTATATCTTCGCCTTCATCCATAATGCTAAGGCGCTCACCATTTCGACTGGACTTCCAGCCTACTCCCTCTAGGGATAGTCGTTGAACATTTATCTGACTTTACAAAATTAAAAATATTCACAAGAGATGTCTGCGTAACTCCCCTTGCTTCTTATGTTTTTTATTAGTATTTTATTTACTAATGGGTTTTGTGATTCTTGTATTATCTGTTTCGGTTTGAAACCGTCTCTTAGCTTCTCACAAATCCAACGTACAGTATCTTCACTTGCCTTTCTTCTTGTGAATTTTGGAATGTTATACTGTTTGTATATTTCCTTTCTCTGCTTACCAGCCTTAATGTCTTTTATGTAAGCACTAGAGATACTGTATCTTCTTGCAATATCTATATTCCTGTGTCCTTTTGAAAGATCCTTACAAACCTTATGAATTATTTCATCAGGATATGAAGTGAGATTACATTCTTCTCCATATTTACAGTTTAACTTCAGAAGCCCGTTTTCAGAAGCATGTCTCATATTCTGGCTTCTTGTACACCATTCTAGATTTTCTAGCCTGTTGTCTGTTTTATCACAATTAATGTGATTAACTTGTTTAATTTCTTGGTCTTCTACAGGACACCATATTCCTAACACTAATCTGTGAACATATAAAGTTCCTAATTTTTTACTACTAATTGTTAGGTATCCTGACTTGATAAGTGCAGGTTTTAATATATTTCCTGTGTTTAAATTTTTTATTTTTCCACACTTGCTTGCAGCATATGGAAAATACGCAGTATTCGTTTTAAATTTTGTAATCATATCATTTCTCCCTACTGTAATTCAGTGAGTCAGATACTTTGCTGCTGATTGTCTCTATCATAAGAATTTTTACGGGACGTTCAAGATCACTCTCAAATATCGTATCTTATGCTTAACAAGAGTTTCCAGCAATTAGATGAGATTTACTTTTTCATGCTATTTCTAACACGGGTAGCTTATTATTAATATACCACCGTCAATGCCCTTCAAGTCAAAAGAGAAAAGTTCTTTTCCTTTCTCGTCATATGCAATCGGCTTAACAACATATGTTTGATCACCAGCGTGTAGACTTGCTGCTTGTCTTTTTAACTCCTCAACAACTATTGCTTCGTGGCTAGTGCTATCTTGTGACGCTTTACTAAGATAAGCAACATCAATTCCTATGACTGGGGTTCCGCCCATATCCTTAGTGACGCCAATCGTCTCATACTCTTCTATAATATTTCTGTGCTTCCAAGAGACATAACAAGATTTTAGTGGACTGTTACCTTCAGGATTATCTCTTTTTACAGAGTGTCTAAAAAGCATAAATTTCTTCTTAGAGATATCTTTGTAAGAAGTATTTTTATTATACATTTTAAGATCTGTTATAATTCTATTTAGATCTTGTCTTACACCTTCAAGTTTTCCTGTCTCTGTATTAAATATCCACTTATCTACAGTATCTTGGGATATTGTAGGAAGATCTTTAATCCCCACATACTCTCCATCAGGAGTGTCTACTTTTCCGTACACCTTCTCAGAGAGATGGAAACCATATGTTATATATGAGAGAAACTCTGTAATGTAGTCCTGCCAAGGACGATCCATCACTTCAAGATTATAATTTATCTTGTCTCTTCTTCTTTTTTCTTCTTCATTAGAGTTCTCAGGAACTTCTACCTTCCATTCCACCTTCCCTACCATCATTTCAATCAAGCTTGTTGCTGAAGCTATGTTGGGATCTAGGGACATCTGTTTAAATAGATTTATACTATTAGGAAACTGAAGTTCTCTCCTAGCTTCTTCAAATATATATCCTTGTAGTGTTGAGAGAGAAGGAAGGCTTGTGAAGCCTAGAGGCATTCTTTTATCATTTGGGGTTAGATTGGCATTTGTAGGAATATTTGTTGCTTTATCTATTCTTTGTTCATTGCTCAACTACGCCTCCTTTAATTAAATATTGGAATTGTTTGCTTCATAACTTCTGCTTTTCTGGTTGGATTGTCATCCCTTTTCAAAGTAAATTGGGGAATCACCCTCTGCTTATTCAATCTGTTAAACGCTGTAGATGTAGCATCCACCCACTTTATATTAACCAAGAGTCGTTAATTCTTGATCACTCCTGACTCTCTGGAGTGCTGCATGTCACCATGCAGATTAGACCATATCTTCAGTTTTCACTGCTCCCCGTTTCGAGACCACTTGATCTCTATGTGCTTCATAAACTGTTCTAGTTTGTTTGCACTGGTCGTTGAACCTTCCAAAGTATCCCTACTAAGGCTTGGCTGCTGATTGTCTTATAAAATTGTTTATAAGAGTTTCCAGCAATTAAAGGAGTTTATAGACGACTGGGTTTTCGTGGTAACAAAACTTGTTAATCGTCTTTCCTGGCAGATGTTGAAGCGCTTCCATCAAAACTCTCTAACTCATTGTAGAAAGCTTCTAATGTTGCTTTATTTGGGAAACTAGACTCTATTATTGAGACTAACCCATTCTGTGCTGCTGATGAGAATGGCTCAAACTTTTTTAGCTTTGATTTATTTGAAGGAGAAGGATCTCTGCAAACAATAAAACCATCTTCAGAGAATAACTTAGCAGAATGTTCATACTCCACCTTTCCTGCGGCCCCTGGGTCTTCTGGAAGCACTATCTGGCAATCTGACCCATCCGCATAGGCTTGTGTCAACATCACCTTATCTCTGTCTCCAGGACGCTTTCTAAACCTTCCAAACACTTGCTCATTGTCTGAGTTTGTTTCCTTGTTGTCTGGATGGAAGTCTCCTCTGATATAATATCTTCCCTTCTCACTCTTCAACATTTTTATTGAAGCTGTGTAGTCAGGATATCTGTTTTTCTCAGAAGGCTCTGTAGATGCCTTATCCCATCCCCGCACTTCCTGACAGCCAAGGGGGGCATTCTCTTCTTTATGTAGCCAGTCTCTTGAGAAGTAGTTAGATCCTTGTGGTCTAGCATACCAATTACCATCCAAAAGTCTCGCCTTCTCGATCTTGGGAAGAGATTTTAATTCTGCAAGATACTTCGGGTTCTGTGCAATGAGAATTGGATTATCAAAAATTGTCCCTGCTATAAATTCTATAGACTTTGGTTCTATAATCACATATTCTTCAGCAATGGGGTTCCATATTTTGCATTGTTCTGGATACCTTTCCATTAACTCTTCTCTTGTATCTGCAAAAACAGGGCGATCATCAATCACTAGATAATATCGTATCTTCCCTTGTTTCTTTGGATCTGGATAGCCTTCTTCATCAAGCCACCACTCCACCCACTTGAGTACCCAACTCGTTTATATTCAAAAGTGCTCGCAAAACACTTCCCGCCCCCTAAGAGCTGCTATATGTTTCCATATAGACTAGATCATATCATCACCTTCACCCTGAGTGTTAAGGTGTCTACTGTTTCGACCACCATTAGCTTGTGGCCTACGCCTCTCGGCTGATCGTTGCACAAATTTAAAAATGAAAACTTTGAGAAATATACTTATAAGTTACTCTATTTTTGATATTACTGATCTTGCCTTTAGAAATTCCTGTATTGTCGGATATTTCTTTATAAGACAACCTCTGTTCTAGCATTCTGCAAATCTTTAAAACAATTTCATCACTAATTGTTCTACTTTTTGTTGGCCTCTCTTCCCAAGGATACTCTCTTCGGATATCTTGATAAGAATCGCCAAAAACAACTTGTTTTACTCCACCAAGAGGAATTCCAAGTGCAGTTGCTATATCTTTTGCTCTCCAGCCATCCATTGTATATTTAATAATTTGATGGGCTTCTTCAAAAGAATACTTTCTATAAGTATCAACCTTTGTGAATTGTCTTGAGTGCTCATTATTCTCTGAATGAGTGCACCATTCAAGATTGTCGACATTGTTATTGGTCCTGTCTCTATCTTTATGATTAACACAAGGTTTATTTTCAGGATTTAGGATATAAGTGATAGCTACTAGTCTATGAACCAACAGGTCTTGGTGCTCATTATTGTTGTATAGACAAACTCTTAGATACCCATTGTTGTTGCTACTGGGCTTCAAAAACCTATTTGAGTAATGGCTGTAAATATCACCGTTTCTCGTTGCACTATACCTTGTTTCAAATCCAGGTATTGCTTTCATTTAGCTACTCCTTTCGCTAAAAAATTCGCTCAGGATTGCCCTCGTCTTTACGTTAGGGGTTTCCCTGAATTAAGTAAATTTTCAATAATCATTTCTGATTAAAGCGACTAAATTTAATCGGGGTCTGGGTTACAACTGGCCATACAATATGAATTTGATTCTGCTTCTGATCTCAATCGAGATAGAAGGTATGTGAATTGGCTTTCATGGTAATGTGTCAGTTCATCAAAATAAATCGCTGAGAGCTGTAAGCCTTGCCAACTATACCTATCATCCTCATGCTGTAAATGACTAAAGGTTAATGTTGCTTTAGAAGGAAATTCATGGACTAGTTGGGGCTTTGTTCTTGTTCTCGTTTTAAATGGCTGATATATCTTCTTGCTTTCTCCCCAAAGACCTCCAGGGCCTATCAACTGTGTTGTCACTCTTCTAAAGTAAACACCATTGAAGCCAGGGTCATGAACATGTTGAAGAGAATGTATTAACAAAAGGTGACTTTTCCCTGATCCGGCACTTCCGCCGTAGATGATTACATCTGCTTTGCTTTGCATCGCCCTTTCTTGTGCTCCGGGCTGAGGAGCAATAACTACTTTGTTCTTATTTTTATTCTCTTTCTTTATTCTAACACTACTCAATAAACACCTCCTGTAGTAAGTTATTGAAGGTATTTTATAATTTTTTGGTCTGCATGGCTTGACTCGAACAAGCGACCCTTCGCTTCCAAAGCGAATGCTCTACCAACTGAGCTACACACAGATAATTTGCTGGTGTCTTACCAATTTGTCTACACATCAAAAAGTAACCCCTCGCGGTGCGCTGAGCCTACGGGAAGCGGGAGGGGTGTTGTTTCAGTCCCGGAAACCACTTTCGATATGTTTCGCACATATACGACTTTCGCCGCTGGGGAGCGCTCGATCTCATCCGGTTAGTCGCTCCGTTCTCTCGCTTGTTGTAAGGGCGTCACCACTCAACTCATCAAGCTGGTGGGAGAGGAATCCTTACTAGCTATAGGATATTGTTTGTCGGCTAAGCTTTTTACAGCGCCGTGAGACTGGAGGCCGTCCTAGAACTCTCACCAAACATATTTATCTCTTAATTGAAGTTAGACTCACTTCAGGAACACCATCATCTTCTGTATCCACATTCTCATCAGGTATCTTAAGTTTTTGTCTACTAATATCAAGTCTGTCATCATTCAGAATCAATGTGTAGGCATAATCAAGAATTTTGATAGAATACTTTCCAGTAGCATCGTTGAATTTTGTAATTTCTTTAAACAATTGAACACAATTCTTTTCTCTCTGGGCCTTTTCTTCTAGACTGTCTAGCTCTTCTATTAGCATTTTTTCTCGAAGATACTCTTCTAAGAATCTTTCTACCTGATCCTTGTTGAATCTCATGATATCTACAATGTTCTCAACAGCCTCTTCAGAATACTCTTTGATCTTATTCTTGATCTCTCTGTTGATTGTAGACTTACTTTTAGCACCTTTAGGTCTTCCATTTCTGTTGATATTATCAGGATTAGAAGCAAAACCTTTTGGTTTACTCAAGATATCCTCCTCAATAATTATTTATCGTTACACCCCTATTCTATCACACAATAGTGTACTTGTCAACAATTATTCTGAATTCTTGCACACAGAAGTGATCCCTTCTCTGGCTGTCTCCATCACAAACTCATGGTCATAAGTGTAACAAAACTCAGAATATGAGTGTCCTACACACCTCATACACATATCTTCTTCACTACCATCCGGTTGTACTGTTTTCACATCTATCTCAGACAACATCCTATCACAACACTTACACCTACTCATAACACTCTCTAATTATTATTATTCCTTAATTATCTTAATTATAACACAAAAATAAGATCTGTCAACAACTATTTTGTAAGAAAACACAAAAATATGATTTTCCCTAATCTGTGATGGTGCTTGAGCACATCCACAAAAAAATAATTAGGTATACTCTTGACAGACAACAGAACTGTGTTATACTAATTATAACTGTTATAATAGTTTTAATAATAACTGTTTACAACTATTATAATTATATTATTATTTAT